TAGAAAACGTCTTATTTGTTCATCGTAAAAAAACTGTTGCGGCATCAATCTTCTCTAGGTTTTAGTGCTTCACTAAGTGACTGTCTACTTGTTGCTGTAGTATTGTCATCTGCAGTAAATGTGCTTGTGTTATTAATGAATCTATCTGTTAGTTTGTTACCTGCACCAGGTGTTAGTGCTGATTGTACATCATCTTCTACTTTAATCCAACGGTTTCCGCTATAACGGAAAAGTCTATTGGGTAAGAAATCTACACGCAATACAAAATCTCCTTCTTGTGCAGTACCAGGAAAACTTGTACCCATACTAATTGGTTCACCATTGGGTGCAAGTCCATTTCCTACCAAATATCCACTGTAAGAATTTGCATTTTGTGGCGTTATTCTGCGGAAGTCTGCACTAGCATCCGTATTATCAGCATTGACAGCGGTATCATCTGCATTTAAACCCTTAGGTTCTAATGGATTACCTGTAGGATCTGTTGGTACAACGTAGAATTGATCTGTTTTGTAACCACTCTTTGGTACTTCTGCTTCTGCAGCCTCAACTACCTTATTACTAATATCTAATTCTTTCTGATATGTACTTAATAGATCCCGTAGTGTACTCTGTGTTGGATTTCCGTCTGCATCCTCTTGGATAATGTTAAGGATATCATTGTATTCTTGGCTATCAACTAGTGGTGTACATTTAACACGCCATAGGTGACTCCACCAAGTTGGTGTAAATCCTTCACTAGGACGACTACCCTCCTGAATAACATAATATCTTTTAAGACTTAGTTCAACGCTTTCGTCAAGTGCGCTAAAGTCTTTGAGATGCGGAAGTTCAATTACGTCACCTGCCATAAGTTTACGACCAAGGTTGTTAACCATGTCGTTTTCGTGGAACGTAATGAATAGTGTGTCGTTTGCTAGAAACAAACCAAACTGTGATAGATCAAAGTCTGTATCGCTTACACTGTAGATACCACGTAAATTATATATGTCTTGATCATATATACGATCTCTATTTTCTAAAAACAGAAAGTCCTGAATGCCTAGCGGATCCGGCTCTTCATAGTTTGGTTGACTAGGATCATCGCTTTGCCCCTGACTAGCAATGCCCAAGTACTTATGAACATTGATACCAGTGCCACCAATTGTAAACATTTCTTTTATTCTTCTATCAAAGAATCTGTAATCGTTGGTGTGGGCACCGTCTTTCCATAATGATATTCTTGGCATGTTTGTTCCTTTTGCGTAGTATTTATCGCCTATAAATAACTCAATGAAACTAGATTTACACGGACATTCTGTACATGCGGCTTGGAGAGTATTCAATACAAGAGTCACTGATGCATACTATGACAGGAAAAAAACAATAGTTGTAATCACAGGACAGGGACAAATCATGCATGAGTTCCAGACATGGTGTGGACAACATCCGTACATCACAGCATGGTACTGTGAACCTCATAATCCAGGAAGTTACAAAATTACTATAAAAAAAGGTTGACACATTCTCTAGACGTGCTATATTAAGTAGTAAGTTGAAATTAAGGAGAGATAGATGTCTAAGCCATTAAGTAACGCAAAGTTCAAAGAGTTTATTAAAAGTTTACCTGTTGATAAGCAATTTGAAAGTGTTGAACGTTGTTTGCGTGTTTTACCGCAACAGATTATGGATGAAGTTGCTCGTGTTCCACAACTTCCTAGTTCTCCTAAAGTTATTAAGTTTCTTGAAAGTCGCTTGAAGCAAGTATATCTTATGAAAAGTTCTCTAATTGCAAATGGAAAGGTTGTGTAATGGAAGACATTCTAAGTGACATTGATACCCTAAAAACGTGTAAACGTGCATTAGAAGTAGGTGTTGATCCCAAAGACGTAATTCAAGTTCTCGATACTACAATTAGACTGAAAGAACTACAAGTAGATAATTACGAACAATGGCTGGAGGAAGAACATGGCATTAGCAACACGTAAACGTAAAAAGGCAGTACGTGCTAGACGTAAAACTACAGGGGCGGGTGCCGCCCCTTTAGACAATTACAAACGTGCAAAAGACTTCTTTCACTTTGAAGTAGATAGGAAAGAATACTTACCTATTATTAAAGCCTATGTCAAAAAGAATTACGATAAGGCTACTCAACAGGCTATCTTTAAGAATAACGATGGTGCTATTGCATATGCACATGTAGCCGCATATTGCTATTATATGAACAACAATCTTGCAGAACTTATTCCGGAAGATAGTCATAACTGGATGACTGGATTCTTTGTAGATCGTCTGGCTGAGAAAGGCAAAACTATTATTGCTGAAGTTAAGGCTGAAGAAAGTGCAAAGCCTAAAAATGTTTATGTGCCTAGTATTCAAGAACGTATTAAAGAAGCAAGTGGTAACATTATTGCTGAAATAGAAGAAGTAGTGGATGAATTTATTTCAGATCCTACTAAGTTTAAGAAGTTTGATGCTATCAAGTTCTTCCGCAAACAGGGTGTTAATCAAGCACATGCAAGACACATTCGTGCTTTTTATGAAGGCACACTAGCAGAATACCAAATGCTACAACAACCTGCACGTGAACAGGAAGAAGACTTGCGTGAAGGCTATGCACATCTTAGTAAAAGTGATGTTAAGAAAGGTGTTGAACTATTCAACAGTATAGTTGGTGCTTGTGATTTAATTACAGCAGAAAGCAAAGCAACTCGCAAGACAAGAACACCCAAACCTAAGAGTGCTGACAAGTTGGTTGCAAAAATGAAATATTGTAAAACCGACGAAAAGTATAAAGTAGCCAGCATAAATCCTGCAGATATTATTGATGCTACAGAAGTTTGGGTATTCAATGTTAAGACACGAAAGATTGGCAAGTATATTGCTGAAGAGCACCAAACACTACAAGTAAAAGGAACTACTCTACAGTTCTTTAATGCTAATGCTAGTGTAGCAAAAACATTGCGGAAGCCTGAAGAACAGTTGCGTGAGTTTAACAAAAGTGGCAAAGTTGCTCTGCGTAAATTTATGGATAACATTAACGCAGTGGAAACAAAAATGAACGGACGCATCAACTCTGATACTGTAATCCTTAAAGCCGTAAAGTAATAAATAGTGTATAAGAGGAATACACTATGGCAACACTAGCAAGTTTAAGAGCAGATACAGTAGATTATATTCGCTATCGTTTAGGCGATGGCATGGTTGATGTTGAACTTGATCCGGAACACTATGATAATAGTATTGACAAGGCAGTAAAACGTTTTCGTCAGCGTAGTCAAAATGCATATGAAAGTTCTTATGTGTTTCTTAGTGTAGTTAAAGAACAGCAAGAATACACACTACCTGATGAAATAGAAGAAGTACGTCAAGTATACAGACGTAGTGTAGGTAGTGGATCAAGTGAAACTGGCACACAATTTGAACCTTTTGAAGCGGCGTTTCAAAATACATATTTGTTACAAAGCGGACGTATTGGTGGTATGGCTACATATGAAATGTACTATCAGTATCAAGAACTAAGTGCTAGACTGTTCGGTGGATTCATAAACTTTGAATTCAATCCAGTTACTAAAGTTTTAACTCTTCTTCGTAAGTTTAGTGCAAGCGGTGAAAACATTGTATTATGGACTTACAACCTACGCCCAGAAGCAAGATTACTACAGGACAGACATGCTGGTCCATGGGTGCAGGATTATGCACTTGCTCTTGCAAAGTATACACTGGGCGAAGCAAGAGGCAAATTTACAACTATTGCAGGCCCACAAGGCGGCACAAGTCTCAACGGTGATGCTCTTAAAGCAGAAGCACAAGTTGAACTAGATAAACTCGATGAAGAACTGCGCAACTATGTTGATGGTTCTGATCCACTTTCATTTATAATTGGCTAACAAAAGAGGCTAACATGATTATAGGCATTTGCGGACTTATTGGTTCTGGTAAGGGCACCGTTGCGGATATCCTTGTTGAACACAACTTTAAAAAAGTAAGTTTTGCTGATAAACTTAAGGATGGTGTAAGCACTATCTTCGGTTGGGATAGAGACTTACTCGAAGGAGATACTGATGAATCAAGACAATGGCGTGAACAACGAGACGACTTTTGGTCTAATGAAACGAAAATGGAAGTCACTCCTCGCTTGGTTCTGCAGTTATTTGGTACTGATTGCATGCGTGATGGCTTTAATGACGGAGTCTGGGTAAGTTTACTTAAAAAGACTATACTGGACAATCCAGGAAACTATGTTATACCAGATGTACGTTTTCAAAACGAACAACAAATGATTCGTGATATTGGCGGAGAAGTTTGGTGGGTAAAGCGTGGTGACAATCCTGAATGGTGGAGTAAAGCAGTGCTTGATACACAAACTGGAAGTAATTTTATGGCTGAAGAAGATGTTCATCCAAGTGAATGGAAGTGGGCAGATACTAATGATAGATTCGATGAAATTATCTATAACGATAGCACTATGTCAGAACTTAAACATCAGGTGTTAGCCCGCCTCGGTGCCATCCCGTTTTAATTAATTCTGCATTACAGTTAAGGCATACAGTCCGCAAGTTTTTACTGTCAATATTTTTTAAATTTCCATCTATATAGTACACAGTCACCTGCGCACGAATTGTAGGTTTGAAGCCACATGCTTCACATGTACGTTTTACTTTATATCCTGCATCTACCCATAATGGTTTTACAGGCCTATGTGTCTTTAGGCACTGCTCACACTTGCGTCTGAAGTATGGCTTATCGTCTTTGTAGTAGTTAATTGCTTTAGGACGTTGTCCACAGTGTTCACATAAAGGGCGTTCCATAGTGTTATTTAATCATACCTTTAAAGGGATACGGCAAATTGTGCTATTTTAAGGGTGTCCGGATAAATAACATATAATATAAATCTTGTGAGAGATAAGGAACAAAAACATGGCACTAATATCACCAGGCGTAGAAGTCACAGTAATTGACGAAAGCAACTACGCACCATCAGCGGCAGGTTCAGTAGCAGCAATTGTTATTGCAACTGCACAAGACAAAACAAGTGGTACAGGAACTGGTACTGCTACAGGTACAACAGCCGCAAATGCAGGCGAAACATTCCTAATAGGCAGTCAGAGAGAACTTACTGCAACATTTGGAAATCCAACATTCTACAATACAGCATCAGGTACACCAATTAACGGTTACGAACTTAATGAATATGGTCTACTAGCAGCATACAGTTTGCTAGGTGTTAGTAACAGAGCATATGTCATCCGTGCAGATGTTGATCTAGCAGAACTACAAAGTAGCACAAGTCGTCCACTAGGCACTCCAACAGACGGTACAGTTTGGTGGGACATGAGTACAGATACACGTTGGGGAATATTTGAATGGAACGGAAGTACAGGTGCATTTACAAATAAAGTTCCAACTGTAATCACAAGTACAACAGATTTACAAGGTGGCGTTCCAAAGACTTCAATAGGTGCGATTGGTGATTACGCATTGGTAGCAACTAACGTCAATAACCCTGTGTACTACAAGAATCGCAGCAATGCATGGGTACTAGTAGGTAGTGCAAGTTGGCAGATCTCACATCCAACAATTGCAGGAACAGTAGCAAGTCCAAGATTTACAAATGGTAATTCAATTGTTATTAACGGCACAACTGTAACAATGGTTGGTAGTACTGTAAATGATCTTAAGACTAGTATTAACAATGCAAGTATTACAGGCGTGACAGCAGATGTACACAGTAACAAAATTGAAATTTATGCAAACAGTACAGCAGTAGGTGTTGATAGTGTAGCAGACGGTAAAATTGTACTAGCAAATGGTTCAGGCACTATCCTAACAGATGCAGGACTGACAGCAGGTACATATGCAAGACCACTTATTGCACAGGATCCACACTATACTGTTCCAGCATGGAAATCTACAGACACAGTGCCACGTCCTACAGGAAGTGTATGGGTTAAGACAACAAACAGTAACCTAGGCTTCCTAGCAGATGTAAGCACATATGATACAGCCACAGCGGCATTTGTAACTGGTACTGCAAATGCATACACAAACGATCAAACTGCACTAAAGAATATGGACGCAACGGGCGGTAAGAATATTACAGCAGGTAGTTTTTATATTCAGTATGATGTAAGTGAAAACGATACAGTAACCTACAAACTATTCAAACGTTATAGTGCAGGTGTACTAAGTGTATCGGGTAACATTAACAGTGCTAATCCACTTACAGCAAGTGAGACATTTACAATCCAAGCAAGTTCGGCAAACAGTACAACACTTTCAACAGCAGTAACAGTAGTACTAAGTGGCACTAGTCTAGCAAGCATGGCAAGTGACATTAATGGTGCTAACGTTGCTAATGTAAGTGCAAGTATTAATAGTGCAGGCTATCTAGTAATTGAACATGCACTAGGTGGTGTAATTGTAATGAAAGACACAAGCGGTACTCCACTAGTGGATGCAGGTATTGTAACTGGCATTACAACAAAACAGGTACGTGCAGGTAACAACAGTGACATTATCCTAAGTAACTGGATTGCAGATACATATACTGCAAGTACAAGTTCACCAAGTGCTAATCCAGCAAATGACACATACTGGTATCATGGCGGATTTGAGGCAGACATCCTAATACATGATGGAACAACTTGGAAAGGTTATCAGAACATCACAGACACACGTGGTTTTGCACTTGGCGACACATCACCAGACGGTGTAATCTTTAGCACAAGTGCTCCAACACTACAGAGTGATGATACTGCACTAGTTAACGGTGATTTGTGGATTGACACAAGTGATTTAGAAAACTATCCTTCACTATATAGACGTGAAACAGTTGATGGTGAAGCACAGTGGGTATCAATTGATAAGACAGATAATACAACTGAAGATGGAATTATCTTTGGCGATGCACGTTTTATGGGAGATGGTACAACAGATGTAGTAACAGGCGATATTCCTACTACAAAAACACTGTTGACAAGCGATTATTTAGATATTGATCGTCCAGATCCAACAATTTATCCACGTGGTATGCTACTGTTTAACACACGCCGTAGTTCATATGGTGTCAAGCAGTTTAAAGCAGATCACTTCTCACGTACAAACTTTAGTGACACAAGTACATATCCAACACTTCCTACAGAGAAGGATGCATGGGTAACATCAAGTGGTTCAAGTTTTGGACGTAAAGCAGTAAGAGCTATTGTTGCAACTGCAATGAAATCTGCACTGGATGCAAGCACAGCATTACGTGAAGATAGCAGAACATTTAACTTAATTGCAGCACCTGGATATCCAGAGCTAATCAGTAACATGGTTGCACTAAACAATGATAGACGTCAAACAGCGTTTGTTATAGGTGATACACCAATGCGTTTAGCAGCAACAAGCACAGCAATTGAAAACTATGCAACAAACACAGCAAATGCAACGGATAACAACGAAGATGGACTAGTTACTAGCGATCCATATTTGGGTGTGTTTTATCCATCCGCAACAACAAATGACCTAAGTGGAAACACAGTAGTTGTTCCAGCAAGTCATGCAATGATGCGTACTATTGCACGTAGCGATGATATTAGTTTCCCATGGTTTGCACCAGCAGGTACACGTCGTGGACTAGTTGATAACGTAGCAAGTATTGGATACATTAATTCAGTAACGGGTGCATTTGTAAATGATAACGTTCGTGAAAGTGTAAGAGATACACTTTATTCAAACCGCATTAATCCAATTGCATTCTTTGCAGGCAGTGGTATCCTAAACTACGGTAACAAGACTCGTGCAGCAAGCACAAGTGCGCTGGATCGTATTAACGTAGCACGCCTAACTGGTTACTTGAGACGCCAGATGCAGACAATTGCAACAGGCTTTGTATTTGAACCAAATGATAAACTAACAAGAGACGAAATCAAACAACAAATTGAACAAACTCTCAACGATTTGGTTGCAAAGCGTGGTGTATTTGACTACTTGGTTGTGTGTGATGAAACAAATAACACACCAGATAGAATAGACCGTAACGAACTATATGTTGATATTGCTATTGAACCTACAAAGGCTGCGGAATTTATCTTTATTCCAATCCGCCTAAAGAACACAGGTGAAATTGCAAGTGGCAACGTAGCGGCAGCAAGCTCAGTTTAAAGAAAAAAGGGGAAAAGGGGGGCAGATTTTGCCCTCCTTTTTTATGACTGAAATAAGATAAATACTTTTATAATTATATAGGAGCGAAACGACATGTCAGTTTCATCATTAACAAAGTTTACAGTACCTATTGACGGTGATCAGAGTGCAGCCAGCCAAGGCTTGCTTATGCCAAAACTCAAATATCGCTTCCGTGCAAGTTTTGAGAACTTCGGCATTAGTACACCACGTACTGAAATGACAAAACAAATTATGGATATTACCCGTCCTAGTGTTACATTTGAGGAATTTGAGATTCCTGTGTACAATAGCCGTGTATATCTAGTAGGCAAGCATGCATGGGAAATGGTTACAGTCAACTTGCGTGACGATGTCAATGGTGGTGTTACTAAGTTGTGTGGAGAGCAAGTCCAGAAACAGTTTGATATGATGGAACAGAGCAGTGCAAGTTCAGGCATCGATTATAAGTTTATCACACGTTTTGAAGTATTAGACGGTGGTAACGGAGCGAATGCACCGAGTGTGTTAGAAACTTGGGAACTATATGGTTGCTTTATTCAGAACATCAACTATGGTGATCTCAACTATGCAACACAGGAACCAGCAACAATTACAATGTCACTAAGATTTGACAATGCAGTACAAACACCACTAGGTGATGGTATTGGTTCAACCGTAGCGAGAACACTAGGTCAAACTATTACTGGCTAATAGGAGTATTCCATGGCTAGTGTAAATCCTAATTTAAAGCCTATGGCAGCAGGTAGAGAAGTGCGTGACTATAAACATGCGTCACGCACTTTTGTTGACAACAACTATGAGTTACAACCACGTTATGGTAATCTCTTTCATGTTGTATTCGAATTTACTGCTGAAGCAGTCACACTCTTTAACAGCGTAGAACAATTAGAGATTCCAATTCTAGTAAAAAGTTGTGATTTGCCAGGCTATAATATAGAAGTCACTACTCATAATCAATACAACAGAAAAGTACACAGTCAGCATAGTATAGGCTATGATCCAGTCAATATACGTTTTCACGATGATGCAAAAGAACTAATCCGCAACATGTGGCACAAGTATTATATTTTTTATAATGCTGATCCTACATATGATCTGGATAGTAACAGTTATACACCCTATGACAAATACAGTAATCGTGTACAGCAACAGTGGGGACTACAAAGAGGCAACAAACGTTTCTTTAAGAGCATAAAAATTTATAGTATGCACAACCATAAGTTTGCAGAGTATACACTAATCAACCCAATTATACAGAGTTTCAGCCATGATAGTCATGCGTATGAGAGTAATAATCTTATGGAACACAGAATGAGTGTTTTATATGAAACTGTCAAGTATGCAACTGGATTTGTTAACAACGTTAATCCACGTGGCTTTGGTGACATACATTATGATACACAAGTAAGTGATTTAAGCACAGGCAACCCGCAAAACGAAGTCTTTATAAATGGAGCAACGCAGGATGTTACAGGGCAACAAAGTAAAGATCTGTTCCAGGGTAATCTAATTGGTGTTATCAAAGATGCAGAAGTAATATACGACCAAGCACGTTTAACTGGTGATAATATTATATCAGATACGCTGGGTATATTTGCAAATAACTTGCTTACTGGTAAACGCCCAACAGAAAACATTCTTGTACCAGTCACTGGTATAGTAGAATCAGCTGCTAACAAGTTTAGTGGAGGATTAGTTGAGGGTATTGCAAGAGCTATTGAGGGTACTAACATAGGCGGTGGTAGTACAAGCACAGTAATTACTAGTCAAGGAAATAGTATTGCTAATACAACATATAGTCGTACACCAACAAATGTATCATATGATGCAGGCTTTGCATTTAAATATCCTGCAGGAAACGGTAGTATAGCGAATGCTCCTAAGATTAGTGATACTATTAATGCGCCCAAGCAGGCCAAATTACTTAACAGTAGGAGAAGCACATGAGTTACGGAAGCGGTGGCGGCTCTTCAGGCGGCGGTGGTTCAAGTATGGGAAGTTCAAGTGGTGGTTTAACAAGCACTAACACTGGACAGACTACAAATTTACCACTAATAAATCCAGCAGATAATTTTGATCAACGTGTACAGGATTATTTTGTAAACTATTTCAATGATCCTATTAAAATGACTGATCAAGAATATGAAGCCGCAAAAGCGTTTTTTAAGAATCGTACAACTACTGAAGCGGCGGCTGCGGCATTGACTGCGGCAGTAATACAAGCCGCTAATGAAATGAATATCTATATCCTAGACATACTTAAAGAATTTGAACAAACTGGCGATCTTAAAAGTGCAGTCCCAACATTTCTAAACCTTAGTCGTGATAGCCGTAGTTTATTGGGTTACGAGACTAATATTACACCCAACGAGAATATAGCACGCCAAGTGGAGGCGTAAATGTTTAGTCGCAACAAATATGCAAATGGTGTATATGCTATAAACAATGCTGAAAAGTACACAGGAAATAAAGCACCACGCTATCGTAGTGGATGGGAGCATGCATTTATGCGATTCTGTGATAACAATCCTGCAGTAATAAGTTGGGCAAGTGAGTGTATACAAATACCCTACCGTAATCCTCTTACAGGAAAAGGAACAATATACGTTCCAGACTTTGTAGTTGTGTATCAAGATAAGAGAGGCAAAAAACATGCTGAACTTATAGAAATAAAACCAAAGTCCCAAACTATGCTTACTGAAAAGACTCGCGAAAAGGAAAAACTTGCCATTGCACTCAACCATGCTAAATGGGAAGCGGCCGCTAAGTGGGCAAAGCATAACGGTTTGCGTTTTCGTGTAGTCACAGAGGACGATATTTTTCACAACGGTAAACGCTAGGGATAACTATTAGTATGACAAAAAAACTAGAACAACTATTTGATTTACCTGATACTAACGAAGTAGATCTTACTGAAGAAGAAAACAGTGCAGTAGTAGATACTGTTACTGCAAAAGACATTCCTGAAATACAAACTGCTCTTAGTAGTGTAGATAAAATTGATGCCGCACTACCTAGTGTAAAGGAACTAGGAACAAGTGATCAGGAAATGGATGACATTGCACAACTGGCACAAGACACATTTAAGGATCTTATGGACTTGGGCATGAATGTTGAAGCACGTTTTAGTGGTGAAATATTCAACAACGCAAGTCGCATGCTTGACACTGCACTCAGTGCAAAGAATGCTAAAATTAACAAAAAGTTACGTATAGTGGATTTACAACTTAAAAAAGCAACACTGGACGCAAGATTAGCACGAGAAGCGGCAGCAAGAGGTGAAGATACTGAAGATGGCGATGGTCATGCAGTGGATCGTAACCAACTTCTAATGGAAATACTAGGCAGGAATAGTAACGAAAAGTAATAAATACACTATTACAACAAGGAATACACCAATGAAAAGTTTTAAAAGTTACCTGGTAGAAAACGAACAATCATACAAATTTCGCATTAAAATGGCTGAAAAATGCGATGATGAAACAATGGATAAACTGGAAACTGCACTTCAGAAATATGATATGAAGAGCATGAGTAAGCCTAAAAAGACTCCTATCCAGGAACATCCAATGGACTTTCAAACATTGAATAATGCAGAAGTGTTTATAATGGACACAGAATTACAATATCCAGTTTCTGCACATGTACTATATGAATATATTACTCAGGTTGTTGGTGTACCTGCAAGTCATCTAGTAGTCATTAACCAGGATCATCCAGAAGAGATTGCCCGCGAAGAAGCCATAAAAGAAGAAGGCGATACTTACGAAAGTAGACTAGATGATGGTGAATATAAAGATGCGCCTAAAGTTAAACAAGAAGAACTATTCGGTGACAAATACAACGAAAACATGCTTAAAGGACTAGAGACTCGCAAGTATGAATATGCTGCAAAAGGAAAAACTGATGCGTGATCTTCTAGATAAACTGCAAATTATTAACGAAAATAAGGTTCTAAATGAAGAGCCTCCTAGGGGTAGACAGGATGGACCCGGTACAAGACAGGGTACCAATCCAGCAGCAAATGCAGCAATAAAGAAAGCAAACCAAGCAAAGACACAGGGAGGCCCTGCGTATAAAAGTTTTGGTGATATGATAAGTGCAATTAAACTTCCTGGTAGACAGGGTGTAGCAGATCCGAATCAGAGTAGAGCAAATATACAAAAGGCACAAGCCGCACAAGCAAAACCTGCGGCACCAAAGCCAGCACCAAAGCCAAAAATTAATCCTAATGTTCCTGCAGGCGGTCCACGTAGAGCAAATCCAGTTAATCCACAACAAGCAGCATTAGCAAGAGCAGCTAAAGCAGTAGCAAATCCAGCACCTATGCCAGCAGATCAGGCAAGTGCAAGAGGTACACAAGCAATAGCAAAAGCACCAGCACCAGCGGCGCCACCATCAAGACCAGCGGCTCCTAGAGCAAAAGTTAAAGCAACAGCGGCAAATACTAAAGACTTTGATAAGACAATGGCATTGCAGAAAAAACTGCAAGCACAGGGTTTCGATATTAAAGCAGATGGTATTATGGGTCCTAACACTAGAAAAGCAATGGCTGCGGCACAAGCAAAATCACAGGCAAATCGTGCAAGCAGTCAGGGCGGTAGAACAGCGGCACAAGCAGCATCTGCTCCTCAAGCACCAGCACCTGCCCCTACACAGGTAGCAAAGGCTCCTGATGATGGTACAAGAGGAAGTAGAGGTAGAAATGCACCGAGAAATCGTAGAGCAGAGCCTACACAAACTGCACAAGCAGGAAGTGAAAAGCCAGGTCTACTATCAAGAATTGGTGCAGGCATAAAAGACTTCTTTAGCGGTGGTGATAGAAAACCTAGTCCTGGAAGAGGAAGAGGACAAAAACCACCAACAGCAGTAGCACAAGCACCAGACGCCGCAAAACCAATCCCTGTTGGTGGTCGTAGAGCACCAAAGCCAGCAGCCGGACCAAATGCACCCGGTAGTAATTTTGCAACCGCGGCAGATGGATCAATATCACGTACAGATACTGCAAGACAACCAGGCGAACCGTTACCTAGAGGATCTAGGAGAAATAGACGCACTGCACCTGCAGCGGCACCAACACAAAGTGCGAGACGAGGTGATGATCAACAACCTGCGGCAACAACAAGAACTGCTAGTGTATCACCAGAACGTGGCACTATACCAGGACAAGGCCCTGCAACAAGAGTTGTAACAAGAGGCGGACGACAAGTTACAGGTGCAGAGGCAGATGCAGCAACTGCAAAATTACAGCAAGCACGAAACCTAGCAAGAGCACAGCGCATGTTTGGCCCTGGTAAAACTCCTGCAGAATATAATGAACTGATAAAACAACGGAATCAACAAAATGCTAGACAACTAGCAGCACTTGATAAAGCAGGTAGACTACCTGATGTTAATATAGACGACCTATAAAAAAGGAGACAAGTAATGGATATTGCTGAACTAAGAAGTAAACTAGACAATATCGCGGCGGAACTCGCTGAACAAGATGTTCAGCAAGAAGACATTGCGATTGAAGAAGAACAGATTGAAGAAATTGAAGAGCCTGTTGCTGAAGAAGAAGTAGCAGAGGAAGAATTTGCTGAAGAAGATGATCTTGAAATGGCAGAAGAGATTGAAGAACTTCCTGAGGAAGAAGTTGAAGAAACTATTGAGATTCCTCTAGAAGAACTTAATGCTATTATGCAACTAGCAGGTTTTGATGGATACAAACCAGTACAAGAATATGCTAATGAGCCAGAAGAGGAATATATGGATTCTGAAGAGCAACTTGTAGGACTAAGTGGTGGACTAAATGGTCCTAAGAAGGCTTTTGCAGCGGCAGCAGGTGGCGACAATCCAATGAATCAGGAGCCTACTGAGATAGAGGAAGCATCTGAAGTACAGGGTATTGCAGAACTAGAAAATGCACTTTATAAAAGTTACAAAGATTTTTTAGAAGAAGCAGAAATTAAAGAAGACTAATTTTCTTTCACCTCAAAAAAGCGGCTATATACAAGTAGTCGCTTTTTTTATGGATGAATTATGTATTCAACACTATACACTTTTGGCTGTAGTTTTACCCAATACAAATGGCCCACGTGGGCAGACTATTTACATGTAGGTGGACTAGCAGAGAACTATCAAAACTGGGGACTACCAGGCGGTAGTAATGATTTTATATTTCACAGTGTAGTGGAATGTTTAGATAATATCACTGACTCTGATATTGTTTGTATAATGTGGAGTCAGCCGCATCGTATCAGTGATTACAATGATGAACAAGGATGGGATATGCCTGGCAATGCATATCTATATCAACCAAAAGAACGTGTAAAATATTTGCATGAAGACAAAATAGCATTAGAAAATCAAAGTTTTTTTAGGAGTGTAGCAGAAATGCTTGCAAGTAAAGGCTGTGACTTTTACTTTACTAGTATGGAACGCATCAATATAAAATATGAAGATGTATTTTGTACACAGCAGTATTTTAAACCCAGTATGGCAGAGTTTTTAGGATACACTGGCGCTAATGAAACTACATGGCGTGAAACATTACCTGGCGATAAACATCCAAGCCCAAGGGAACACGCAGAATTTTCAAAAACAATGTTTGCACTTAACAATGCAGAAATAGATAATCTATGTTCAAAAGCAGAACTGCATATATTTCAAGATGCACACCCTTGGCGCAGGCAATACATTTACATGCCGGAGAAGACACCAAAAAGATTGCCTAGAATCGCTGGCAAATTTACAACAGGAAACGGAGTTCTAGCAGATGTGGCCCAGTTACGAACTAAGTCCTAGTAACTTGCACTGGGACAAACCTACTCCACAGGGCAAATTTCTTAAACTTCTAGTAGATAGAATAGGCAATGTGCCAGGTGTATGGTATTGTGATACTATGGACATGCCTTACTTGCATCATCTAAAACAATACTTTTCAGGCACACTAATAATATATTGCTGGTGGGATCCAGCAAGAAATTTACTAGCACAACATCTGAACGATATGGATTTGCGTGTAATACTAATTACACCTGACCCAGAATATGCAGGTGTGCATCCTAAACAAACTGTTATTCCATGGCATTACCAATATGGATTACACATGGATCTAATACAACCTAGTCGTCCTGCTAAGTTTACTAGGGGCAATCGCTTTTTATGTATGATGCGTAATCATAAAAGTGAACGTATACAATTCCTGCAACACCTATGGCGTAATGGTTGGCTTGACAACTACATAAGTTACTTAGGTCAAATTAACACAGACGACAATGGTAGACAGCCTAGAACCATTGAGAGTATACTACGTCCACAGTATTTTATAGACAGTGAATTTACACAGAAACTTGAACCCAAGTTTGAACAATGGTGCGCACGTAACTTGCCCTTAAATTTGCCCAATGACACAACACAAAATGAGGAACGTAACACTGATTTTTATACTGTGGGCAATGTTGCTTGGTATGATGAAACTGACTACAGTGTGGTTCTGGAAACATACTGGGCTAAAACGCAGTTTTTAACTGAGAAGAGTTTTAAGCCTATACTAGCACAACATCCATTTGTTAACATAGGCAATGGCACAACTCAGTTACTAAAACAACTGGGGTTCGATGTTTTTGAGGATGTTGTAAACTTTACTGCATCAAGCACACAGGATCGCATAGAAGAATTCACACCTATAACATTTGACATAGATCCACGTAGACTTGCTAATAATCTTATGAACATGTGTGAACTTAGGCAGTCTGCGCTAGAGGAACAGGATCAATTAATTGACCGTTTGGAAGATAGTCTAACCAACTAGCATGCCTTACTGTAAATGGAAAACGGCTCCGAAGAGCCGCCATACGATAATAATCTGGTGCTTCGGGTTTCCGCCGGGGGGAGAGCAACTTGCTTCCTTTTGCAACATTGCAGGATTTACAAGCGATTACACAATTGTCCCATGTGCTTTTACCGCCAATACTTCTGGGTAACACATGATCAATAGTTAAATCATCTATTCTAAAATTATCACCACAGTATTGACAGTTGAACTCGTCACGTAGTGCAAGTGTTTGACGATTAAACGCAACGCTATACTTTGGTCTGTAATAATATTTTGTCATTACTACTGCAGGAACTTGCATACTGAAACTTGGACTATTAAGATACTTGTCCTCATAGGATGCAAGTATATCAACTTTATTTAAGAAATATAGTTTGACTGCACGTTGCCAACTTATGGTGCTAACAGGGAAACTACTGATAGGGTTGCCACATGCGTTAAGAAGTAGTGTATCACTCATTGTACTTGTACTTATCTGCTTACATAAATATCTTTATGATAAAACGGTTTGACAGAGACAAAATAGTCTCTATCCAAGTTTATTACCACATGCCAGATCATGTCCACATCATCAACGAGTTTGTCTGGCAAACACACGATATTGTACCTGATTTTCCCCGCAGTGTCAAGTTTATAAGGTACTGGCACAAGAATATAGATGCAGTAATAAGTGAAGCATATCTGTATCACACAAATTATTGGGGCGGTACAGACTATGTAGATTTAAGAGGCGTATACGAAGTTTAATGGTTAAGTCCTTAGATGGTGTGCTTATTAAAAAAGCATACAAGAAAGAAACATTTACCCGTGAGCAACTGACAGAGTTTGCAAAATGTGCAGACCCTAAAGATGGTGTTAAGTATTTTTTATGCAATTACTTTAACATTCAGCATCCTACAAAAGGACGTATGACATATACTCCTTTTGAATATCAGGAAAAACTGATAGACACATATCACCACTATCGTTTTAATATTAACATGTTGCCCAGACAAACAGGTAAGTCAACAACTGCCGCAGGATACTTGCTATGGTATGCAATGTTTGTACCGGACAGTATTATCCTTATTGCCGCACACAAGTATGCAGGTGCGCAGGAAATTATGCAACGTATTCGTTATGCGTATGAATTATGTCCGGATCATATCCGTGCTGGTGTTACCAGTTATAACAAAGGCAGTATAGACTTTGACAATGGTTCGCGTATTGTAGCACAAGCAACTACAGATAATACTGGACGAGGCATGAGTATTACACTGCTATACTGTGACGAGTTTGCGTTTGTGCGTCCTAGCATTGCCCGTGAGTTCTGGACAAGTATTTCACCTACACTAGCAACAGGTGGTAAGGCTATTATTACAAGCACACCTAACAGTGATGAGGATCAGTTTGCACTTATATGGCGTGAAGCAAATAAAACATTTGATAGCGATGGTGAAGAAACTGATATAGGTGTAAATGGATTCAAAAGTTTTCGTAGTTATTGGTGGGAGCATCCAGATAGAGACGATGTTTGGAAAGCAGAAGAACTAGGACGAATTGGTGAAGAACGTTTCCGTCGTGAACATGATTGTGAATTTATTATCTATGATGAAACACTTGTGGACAGCATGCACCTTACTAACTTAGTGGGCAATGATCCACTTTTTAGACACGGTAAAGTACGTTGGTATAAAGCACCCGAAAAAGGTAAGACATATCTGGTTGGACTTGATCCTAGTTTAGGCACAGGTGGAGATCCAGCAGCTATTGAAATATTTGAAGTACCCAGTATGATACAAGTAGGTGAATGGAGTCATAACAAAACACCTATACCTCAGCAAATACGTTTGTTGATTGACATAAACAAGTATTTGACTGAGGAATGTGGTGATGCTAATAGTGTTTACTATAGTGTGGAAAACAATACAATAGGTGAAGCGGCACTGCAAAGTGTGGCAGAAATAGGTGAAGAAAACATACCCGGTATATTCCTCAGCGAACCCAAAGCACACGGCAACAGTAGAGTATACAGACGTGGATTTAACACTACTCACCGTAGTAAACTTGCAATCTGTGCTAAGTTTAAAACACTTGTAGAAACAGATAAAGTAAAAATTAACAGTAAAATGCTTATTAGTGAAATGAAAAGTTTTATTGCGAGTGGTAATAGTTACAGTGCAAAGATAGGCGATACAGATGATTTAGTAATGGCAACACTACTGGTAATGCGTATGGCTCAAACTATTAAAAGTTACAATCCTGAACTCGATAGTCACATCCGTGATGGTGATGACTTTGATGTCGAACCTATGCCGTTTATAATGGTTTAGATAAATATAACTATGCGTAGCGTAGACAACATATCACAGGAACTATTTGATAAGATTCGTAGTCGTGTAAGCAGTATCAAATTGGGGGATACTGAAGGCATGCAGACTACTGAGCCTAGCAAAGCACGTTTCTTTGAATTTCAGTTTAAGCACAGAGATTTGCCAATTGGCGCAGTAACAATTAGCCTTAATGAAGAAGGCGTGCTACAGGTATATTTTCCAAATAGTATGGTAGAAGATGCAGATAGCGGTACTGCAGATGCTTGGTATGGATTTTTAAAAGAATTGAGCAAGTTTAGTGCAAGAAATATGTTAAACTATGAAACACACAATGTAACAAAAGAGAGACTAGATAAGAAGGATTATCAGTTTTTAACACAACGTAGCCAGGACGAAGTGATGGAAAACAAAATGTATGGAACTCATAAAAAAAGTTTCCTAGATCAGGGAACAGCAAAAATTATTATTCAACATGATCAGTCAGTAGATGAAACAAAGATGGGTGCAAGAAGTCGCAACATTGCAGCAATCTACATTGAAAATGCTGAAGGCGAACGCTTTAAGTTTGCAAACAACTACTTGCCAGGAGCAAGAGCAATGGCACGCCATGTAAGTAACGACGGACATACTCGTGACGAACGTGGTACACACATAGTTGAAATTATGTCTGAGATGCAAAACCTAAAGACATTTGTACGTGCTATTAAACGTGATGATTATGTAACAGATGAGTCAAATGAAATTATTGAAGCTGCAACAGATCGTTACTATGGACTTAAAGATACCCTTAAGACACTGGCGTCTGCAAATGGGTATAATGAGTATTTTGAAAATTGGGTTCCTGAAGAAGTAGAAGATGAAGGCGATTTAGAAGATCTTAAACAAAAACTTACTCGTGAAGTATATGATGATCGCCTCACAGATAGTTTACCAAGTGTGAGACGAGCTATGAAAGAACGTGCTAAAGTAAATGAAGCAAACATGCAGGATTTGATTGATTTCGCTAATAGTGATGATCCTATTGAAGTGTTTGACAATCCAGAAGATATGGCTGAAATTAAAAACTATATGCAGTTTATGAAAAATTCAGACATGGATGTTCAACGTAAAAACAAAAGTATACTTGTTGCAATTATGAAGTACCTAGCAAACAATATGACAGATGATGCAGCCGCAAATGCACTTAGTGAAATTGATCTTATGGATAAAGCACAGCAGAAGATGGCATATCAAATTGCAAAGAAATATTTGCAGGGCAAAGTAGAAGTTAAAGCAAAGAAAGCAAAGAAAGATTTATTCGGTAAAGACAAGCCTAGTGAAGATGTAACATTCGAGGCCTATGCACAAAACATGGATATGATAGTAGAAGGCACTTGGGCTCTACCCGAAACTGAAGCAGATGCAATGGGAATTGCAAGACTAATGGAAAAGCCATTGCCTTTAGGTGACGCTGGTGAAGATGCTACAGCAGCAATTGGTGCATTCATTGGTGATGACGAACTGTATGATGATTTAGGTGACGCTGGTGATAAAGATCCTGACGCAGATGCCCGCCCAATTATTATGGGTTGGTTAATGGATCATGTTGACGACTATGGACCAAAGTACCAAAAGCCTATGCAAATGGCACTGGATCAAATAAACAAGACAGGACCTGATCAAACCCAAATGACTATTCCTAGAAGTTTTGGAAATAAACGATTTGAGGATGTTGAAATGGACTTGACTGAAGGATATGAAAAAGAAGTTATTAGAGCATGTAAAAAAGCAGGTATTAGTTGCTATTTTAAAGATGGTATCCTACAGTTAGATGTTGATGATTTTGAAAAGGCTAAAGAAGCCATTGAGGCTGGAAACATGAGTGTGCCTCCAATGAAGGATCCTTTAGGAGGTGAAATGCCTATGATAGGAAGCACAGTAGACGGTGGCGGCCCACAAGGATCCAGAGATCCAGATGTTGAAGGTATTGCAGCAACAATGGAAGAAGATCCAATGCTAAGAAAGTTTGTAATGTCGTTTGAAAAAGCAGTTTATGCAGGAGCAAAGGATCCAGAAAACATTGACAAGGATGACATTAAAGCAGCACTTGAAGAAGTACTACCTGATTACATTGCGGGTAAGAAGATTCAAGGACTTTTAAATCAAGTTCGTAGTGAAGATATAGAAGAAGGCAAAATGAAAGATCTTTTGATGCACATTGAAGAAATGATTTCGGACGGAGCAAGTGATGAAGAAATTATGAAGATGCATCCTAATATGAACAAGATGGAAATTGCAAGAATACGCAAGCAAATGGATTTAGACGAAGCACATTGTGGCACAAAGAGAAAGCGTATGAATAATGATATTCATGGAGGTATGGAGCCGTCAGATGAGCCAATGACTGACGAACAAAGAAAAGACATTATTGAAATTATTAGAGGTTTTGATATTTTCAATGTAAGTTACAACACGATTGATGATTTACAAAAATTATATGAAGCGTTGTATGGTGGTTTCTATGGCGATATAGATGATGAGACAGCAGACAAATTTGAAGATTTGCAGACAGAATTCAGCGAACTATACGATAAAGCGGCAGGTGATAATATGCCAACAGATTTCAATTCGGAATATCCTCCAATACCTCTCAATATGCAGAATGAAGCAGCAAGGCTCAGAATGGAAATGGTTAAACTGTTTAAGAAAGATATGAAAGAGACAGACGAAGTGGCGGAAAGCATTGCAAAAATGAAGGCAATGGCAGGCGTAGGGTCAAACATGCGGAGCAACCACGGCATACATGAAGGCGAAGAAGGCTATCAAACTACACCAAGAAGTATAGTGGCTAGACAACTACAGAAACTACGAGATCTCGAAAAATAAACCAACACACTACTAACTAAACAGGGCTTCGGCCCTGTTTTTTGTTGACATAAATATCGCTTTACAGTACAATATATTATGTTCTTTAAATTATCCAAACAATTAGCAGACAACTTTACTGAGTGTTACACATTGCCTAACGGTCTTGTGTTAAACACAGATGAAGGCTGGTCCGAGTATCAGTATGATGAAACAGTAATAATACTTAAAGGCTATGCAAATAACTATAACCTTGAAAGACTAAGTGAACAATTGTTGTTTACTAGAACACCCTGTATTGTAGGAAACTTCTGTGCGTTTATATGTACAAAGGACAGAGTTAGATTAACACATGATACACATAGAGCATTCCCTCTATGGGCGTGTGAAGAATGTGTTACTAATCTTTCCAGTTGCGGTGAACAGATATGGGCAGACTGTGTAATTACTATTGATAGTAATTTAAACACACACCCTGAATGGTTCCAACCTTATGCACTAAGCGCAGGAACAGATGACGAAATTGTTGAAAGTATACACAATACCCTTCTATCCAGTTTCGAACAATTTCTTACTCATAACACAAAACCCTTAAAATTATATCTTAGTGGTGGATTGGATACTGCAACGCTTTGGGCATATTTAGATCACTTTACAAAGGACTATGAAATTGTAGATTATGAGTATCTTAAGCATACACATTTTTACAAACATAATGGTGATGCAATAAGACGTCATCAGTTGTACAGGCAAATACATTTATGGGAAGAAGATACTGTGTTGGTATCGGGTAGTATGGGAGATGAAAACTTCCTACGTGGTCCACTTACGCTGGGTGTTAAATTACGTAGTCTGGGTGTTGAATTTGCAGATATGTTAAAACCTGAAGATTACATGTACTCATTTATAATGGACAAACACGATAAGGTACTTAAAGAACTTAATGAAGTGTATGATGATATTGACAATGTTAATGACTGGATACTTAATCTATGTGTTAATGATCATCAACACTGGCATTTAGATAGAACTATTACATACACTCCGTTTAAAGATATTAGTATCCTAAGTAGAATACTAGGGTGTAGTAAAGATTTAATTGTAGATCATGGACGCAATGGTGAAATACAAAGGCGTCTGATAAGCAAACTGGATTCTGATAAACTGAACGTAGTTAGCGTACAGAAAAATCGGGATGGATTAGCAAGTGTATAACTTCAAAAAAACCACAAAAAAGTTATTGACATGCTAAATACTATTGTCATATACTATGATTATAGTATGTGAAATGGCACATACAAGGCTAACCAATGGCACATATAGGAGAAAATAATGGCATCTTTGGCAGAAATTAGAGCAAAACTTAAATCACAAGAATCACGCAGTGAGCGTACAGGCGGCGGCGACAACGCAATCTTCCCACATTGGAATATACCAGAAGGCACAACGGCGGCAGTTCGTTTCCTTCCGGACAATGATCCCAACAACACATTCTTTTGGGCTGAAAGGCTTATGATTCGTTTACCATTTAATGGTGTTAAGAACGACATGAATAGTAAGCCTGTAGTGGTACAGGTACCCTGTGTTGAAATGTGGAACGAAACTTGTCCAGTCCTAACAGAAGTACGTGGCTGGTTTAAGGATAGCTCGTTGGAGGAAATGGGCCGCAAATACTGGAAGAAGCGTAGTTATATCTTCCAAGGATTTGTAACTGAGAATCCTCTATCAGAAGATAACACTCCGGATAATCCTATCCGCAGATTTGTTATTTCACCAAGCATCTTTAATTTAATCAAGGATGCACTTATGGATCCGGATATCCAGGAACTTCCTACAGATTATACACAGGGATTGGACTTCCGTATCACAAAGACAACTAAGGGTCAGTATGCAGACTACAGCACTAGTAAATGGGCTCGTAAAGAAACTGCACTTACTGAACAGCAAATGCAGGCTATTGAAACACATGGCTTACATACACTTAGTGACTTCCTTCCTAAGAAACCTACTGAAGTAGAATTGCAGTGCATTAAAGAGATGTTCGAAGCAAGTGTAGATGGACAACCATATGATGCAGAGAGATTTGCACAATACTATCGTCCATATGGAGTAGAAGCACCCGCAGGATCCTCATCCTCAAGTACGTCTACTGCGGCGGCCGCTCCAGCAACACCTGCTCCGGCAGCAACTCCAGCACCAGTAGCGGATACTCCTGCTCCTGCTCCACAGACTGAAACTGTGGCGGCACCTGCAGAAGCACCTGCTGGTGAAAGCAAGCGGGCTGAAGACATCCTAGCGATGATCCGTAACCGCCAATCATAAGGCAAAGGGGGCGGCAGAAATGTCGCCCTCATTTTTAGTATGACTATAAAACTTTGTTGGCCTAATGGTGGCATGGGACACAGTATCTTTACACTGCTATGTCTTGGCACAGAAGAAATTAGTAAACATTTAGATAAAGACTACTTGGACAACATTACAGTGTCTGGTACAAACTGGCACGATCTAACAGATAGTTTTAGAGAACAAGTAGAGCCTCACATTATACAGTTTGTTCATCCTGAAGTAGTTGATGATAGCGTTAAAGTAGGTAGTAAAAATTTTTACTTAATTCTTATGCTAAGTTGGGCAAAATCCTGGGGATATCCTGTAGTAAAAACTGCAGAAGAACTAGAGTCTTTACACCTAATGTTAAACGGATGGAAACCAAGTGTTACACAACCTGACTTTGACATTGCAAGATTGTTTGATCCGGACGCATATACATATACGAAAAACTTTATATGTTCGTTGGATTTGACACCCAACAAGCATGTAGATCAGATTGTAAAATATCTTGTAAAAAATAACAAATTGTATTATAATAAGGTTAGATACTTAGAACAAGTAGCGCAGGATGTTTTGGATAACAAGCAAAGAAAAATTAGGCCTTTACTAAAATTTCAACAAGCACTATTGATGACAATGGTATATAATAAGACAAAGACACCTTTCAAATTAGTGCATAATAGTTTTAAAACTACACAAGATATATGGGATAGTATGGAGATAGAAAATGGCTAAACCGTTTGATGTAAGCAAGTTCCGCAAGGACATTACAAAGAGTATTGACGGACTAAGTATAGGATTTAACGATCCGACAGATTGGATTAGTACAGGTAGTTATGCACTTAACTATCTTGTAAGTGGTGATTTCCACAAAGGTGTTCCAATGGGAAAGGTTACTGTGTTTGCTGGTGAAAGTGGTGCAGGTAAAAGTTACTTTGCTAGTGGAAACATTGTAAAGAATGCACAGCAACAGGGAATCTTTGTAGTGCTTATTGATTCAGAGAACGCACTTGATGAAGCATGGCTACATGCACTGGGTGTTGATACAGATGAAAGCAAACTGCTTAAACTAAGCATGAGCATGATTGATGACGTAGCAAAAACTATTAGTACGTTTATGAAAGACTACAAAGCAATGGCAGAAGAGGATCGTCCTAAAGTCCTATTTGTTATTGATAGTTTGGGTATGCTACTTACTCCTACAGATGTTGATCAGTTTGACAAGGGCGATATGAAAGGTGATATGGGACGCAAACCTAAAGCACTTACTGCACTTGTGCGTAACACAGTGAATATGATTGGCAGTTATAATGTAGGCATGGTGTGTACTAACCATACATACGCTTCGCAGGATATGTTTGATCCAGATGATAAAATCAGCGGTGGACAAGGATTTATCTATGCAAGTAGTATTGTTATTGCTATGAAGAAGATGAAGCTCAAAGAGGATGCTGACGGTAACAAAACAAGCGATGTACATGGTATTCGTGCTGGTTGTAAAGTAATGAAAACACGTTATGCAAAACCTTTCGAAGGTGTACAAGTAAAGATTCCATATGAAACTGGTATGGATCCCTATAGTGGATTACTGGATTTGTTTGAGAAGAAAGGCTTAC